CAATTGATCAATGAGAGACCAAACACGCTGGGCAAGGTGCCTGCTGTTTGGGTATATGCCAACAGGGGACCAATCAGGGGCATAGGTGTTTCAGACATCAACGACATCGCACAGAGTCAGAGATTCCTTCACTCACTGAACAGTGAGGCGGAGCAGTTGATAAGACTGACCAATCACCCATCACTGGTCAAAACGAATTCAGTGCAGGCATCAGCAGGTGCCGGTGCCATAATAACCATGCCAGAAGAACTTGACGGTAACCTTAAGCCGTTCTTGCTTCAGCCATCAGGTGGTAACCTACAAGCAATCCTAGAGACGATGGAGAACACAGTCAAGTCCATCGACAGGATGGCACACCTTGGAGCGATCAGGGCAGTTGAGACAAGACAGATGAGTGGTCTAGCCATGCAATCAGAATACATGCTCTTGGACGCCAAACTATCAGAGAAGGCCAAGAATCTCGAACTGTCGGAAGAGAACATCTTCAGACTGTTTGGACTATGGCAAGGACAGGCCTGGGATGGTGAAATAAAATATCCCACAGCGTTCCACATCAAAGACAAGAACATCGACATGGAGATCATACAGAAAGCCGCAGTGGCCCAGAGAGACAGTGCGACGGCGACACCAAAGGTCAAAACAATGTTGGACAACAAGATAGTCGAACTGCTGGCAGACGACGATGAAGAAATACAGGAGATGCAACATCCAGTCACCACTCCTGCGAACAGATCACAACACATTCAAGAGATGATAATGCAATCTTACACGGATCAGCAGATCCTACAGATGCATTCAGAAATCAGTCAAGCAGACATAACCGCGGCTAAACAAGAGTTATTAAATTTGAACAATGCATCCACATCTCCAACACAAACACCTACTGATTAGGGCCGAAGTCAATTCGCCACCGCTCAACGATTTCACACAAGAGCGTATGGACGCCGAGATCGCCAGCCTCATCAGAAAGATAGACATGGAGATCCTGTCAGGCCCACACTCGGCCTACTGCCTTGACACTGGCAACCTGGGTTGGAGTTCAACGGCCATAATCACCACCAGTTCAATAACTTTCCATTCTTGGTCAGAGACCGGCGTGATACAGTTGGACGTCTACAGTTGTAAGGACTTCAGGATAAAGGACGTGTTCACTTGGTTGGCACAATTCGACATCGAGAGATTGGATTACAAATACCTAGACAGAGAAAAGGGATTCACAACACTGGCTGATAATCAGTTCAGTGTGTTAGATGCCGCACAATACAATCTACAAGCGGAGAACACGTGATGCAATTTGACAAAGGTGCCACGACATTTGACCTACAGGACACGGAGTTCCATGACAAGTATGAATTGTTTGACAAAATAAAAAAATCGCACGTCAAACCCTATAGGGAAGAGCGTGACTTGACCTGTGACAGTGATATAAGGATCAGTGTCAACTCACACTACCGATTATGATTAGGAAACTATACAGATTACCAGAGGAGACGGCCAGGCACAGGCAGATGAAACAGTTGTGCCTCGACTACTTCACACACTACGAGAAATTGATGAAGCATCCAAGCAAGACCAACGCCACACGTGCCAGGAAGGCCTGTGTGTTGTTGAAGAGGGTGGCTCACGCCAGGGGCGTTGAACTGCTGGACTTGTATGCCCCATCAAGGAACGAGGGCAGACCCGAGAAGTTCCCAACCAAGCACAGGATCAAGGAGGATCACGATGGACAAGAGAAAGAAAAAGAACAAAGGATCTAAGTCTGGCAGAAGAAAACCCAGTGGCAGACGTAGATAGCAAAGACATTGAGAAATGGATCAGACAGGTTGTTATCAAAACTCATAAGGCGAGTAAACAGCCTGTCTGTCCGTTTGCAAAAAGAACATTCGAAGATCGCAAGATACAGATCACGCCTGCGACGCCAAATGTGTTGGCTCAGATTGATCAGTGTTGCGATCTTTTTAATGTGCTTAATCTCGATATTGTTATTTTCTATTTCAACGAACCGATAACAGAGCGTAAACTGGCCAGCATATGCAGACGTTCTCACAAGAACAATCCCAACAGTGCCATCCTGTATGACCATCCTGACAATGACGGCCTACACAAAGGCGTGTCTTTCAGTTTCCAGAAATGTCCGTTGATAATGGTGCAGGATCTAAATAAATTGAAAAATGCACAACAACGATTACGAAAAACTGATTATTATCTGTCTTGGGGTCTTGACCCTGATAGTAGTATGTTCTACTAACAACGGATAAATATGATTGTGAGCATATCCTAATCACGTATTAACAACAAGGAGGACTACGATGAGTCAAGAAACATCGCAAGACACGGGTCAAACTGCCACTGTGGCACCAGATCAAGTCTCTAACACAAACACCACACAGGACACAGCGGACAATCAACCCGCGAAAGTTTATACACAGGCAGAACTTGATGCTGTGGCGGCTGAAGTAAGAAGAAAAGCAGAAGCCAAACTCGCAAAGAAGTTTGAAGGTATAGACGTTGAGCACTACAAAACTCTCACTGCCAAAGAGGAATCTGAGAAGATATCCAAGGCACAGGAGAAGTCGGAGTTCGAGAAACTGTTGAAAGAGAATGCTGAGAAGTTTAACAGCAAGATCTCATCACTCACTTCTGAACTGACAAAGATCAAGGTGGATGGAGCATTGATAAATGCCGCGTCAACCAAGAAAGCGATCAATCCAGAACAAGTCGCGAGACTGGTCAGGGAGAACATCAAGATGTCAGACACGGGAGAGGTTGAGGTCATTGATCTTAAAACAGGGCAGACCAGATACACTGACAATGGTGATCCTCTGAACATAGACGGGTTGGTAGAAGAATTCTTACAATCAAACCCACACTTTGTTACAGCAGGACAACCGGGAGGTGGTTCTACATCGAACACTGGCACGGCTGGTGCGAAACAGATAGATGTTGAGAAACTGGACTTCAACAATCCAGAACACAGGAAGCTCTACGCAGAACATCGTAAAACAATGGGCTTGTAGGCTAACCTTAACAACTAACAATAACAAAGGAGAACCATCACAATGGCTCTAACAAACACAACAACACTGGCAAATTTATTGCCATCAATCGTTGCAGAGGCGTTATACCAAGCATCTGAGAAATCTATCATGAAAGGTCTAGTTAAGAACTACACATTAGCACCTTCAAGTGGATTAACAGTGAACGTGCCGATCTACGCAAAACAAACGGCGGCGGGTTTAACAGAAGCAACGGCTCCAACAGCAACAGCAATCACTCCATCAACAGCGGCTCTAACAGTATCAGAAGTAGGTATCAGAGCAACTGTTTCAGATCTTTCAATCCAAGCATCAGCGTCTAACGTTGTTGCGGACATTGGAAAATTATTTGGTGAAGCGATAGCAAGAAAAATGGACTCTGACCTAATGGCTAACTTCAACAACTTCTCACAAGTGGTTGGCGGAGTAGGCGAAGGTGCAAGTCCAACAGCGACACCGGCTATGTTATTCCAAGCAATCGCTAAGATCAGATCTCAAGGTTACGACACATCAAACGATTGTGCGATCGTGTTACACCCGAACATCGCTTACGACATCGCATCAACTCTTACTTCAACTTTTGCGGCTCCGGCTTCAGCAGTTGGTAATGATGCTTTGAAAAATGGCTTCATGGGCACACTAGGTGGGGTTCCAGTATACCAATCATCTTTAGTTCCATTAGCAGATGGTTCAACTGTAGGTGACTATGGTTGCGGTATCTTCCACAAAGAAGCAATTGGTTTAGCAATGATGCAAGACATCAAGATCGAATCTCAGAGAGAGGTTACATTGAGAGGTTTTGACATCATGGGAACTGCTGTATACGGAACAGGTGAGTTACAAGACTTGGCTGGCGTAAGAGGATCTTTTGATTCTTCAATCGAGTAGTCCCGACAACTAAGGAGGCGACCCCTCAGTCATTAAAAAGCCCTGTGGAAACATAGGGCTTTTTTTTAGACCGCCCGCGATACAGCGATGCGGTAAATAATCGTGTAGAGAAGGACTCTACCAGAAACTAATAAGAAGGACTTGTAGCATGCCAACATTCGCCACAGATGCAGATCTATTGGAATACGAACCCCAAATAAAACAATTTGGAATTTCCGAATACACAACAGAACACGAGAAGACTTACGAAGACATCGTCCGTCTACTGAATATAAGATGGTTCCCAACCACTGATTTTGGTCGTTATGATCTCACCATATCAAGCACGACACAATTGAAGTTAGACACCACCAAACTTGACCCAAGTCAGTTTGTCAGGGCCGCGGTTTATCACACACTGGCCTACTACATCTATCCGAAATTATCAACTTTCGAAGAAACAGATGTTTTCACGAACAAGAGGGTATATTACAAAGAAAAATTTGAAGAAGAGTTTGATTTGATCCTCAGGGCTGGCGTTCATTACGACATTGACAGCTCAGGCACATACGAGGACGGGGAGAAAAAATCATTTTATAACGGTAGATTGATCAGATAATGTCAGCCAGAGAAGATATAGCAAAAAACATCATAGAACAGTTGCAGAACATGACTGACCCAGCACCGGGCAAGGTGTCCAGGGTTGACTTCGAGGTCACCAAACTGGCCATCACACAGTTCCCGGCCATATTAATGGTGACTGGCAACGAGATCAGGGAAGACATATCAATGGGCCTTAGGGAGAGCACACTGCAATACCAACTCAAGTGTTACGTCAGGGGCACGGAGATAGACACCCTTAGGAACGAGATCGTGGAACGTATAGAAGAAACACTAGAACTTTCGAGGAACAGGGACATAACATCAAGCGTGGACAACATACACAACGTCACCACAAGGATAAGTGGAGTAGACGTGATCGAGAGGGCACTGCCTTTGGGCGAAGTCATAGTGACCGTGGATGTGATCTACAGATACAAAAAAGGAGTGCTATAATGGCGATTCAAATGTATAAAGGAAAAGTTTCAGAGATAGTTGACAACAGAGATGTGCGTCAGCATCTGGAAGATGGTTGGACTTTTACACAAAAGTCACAATCAAAGGAAGCATTCAAACACGGCAAGGACAAGATCACTGCCGAGGGCGAAGTTAAATCAACAGATCTTCCAAAAGAAGATCTAAACAACAAGGAGAAGTAAGATGGCTACAAACACAGCAACTTACACAGGTGAACTGGGCGTGGTGAAATACGACGTTTCAGGAACAATGGAAGCGGTAGCAGAAATCCGTGGTTTTACCATAGACCAGGAACAGGCTACTTTGGAAAACACGGTAATGGGAGATGCCGTAAGAAGTTATCTTCCAAGTTTATCACAATTTTCAGGATCACTGGATGTGTATTTCAGAGATGACGACACCGCGGCCAACGCCTTATTCGCAGGCATAGGTGCAGGTGCGGCCAGCATCGAAGTATACCCATCGGGTATTTCAACTGGTGTAAAACTTTCTGGAGACGTCATAATAACAGGTTTCTCAATCTCGTCAAATTTTGACGGCATGGTCGAGGCCTCTGTTAGTTTTCAGGGGGTAAAAGACAGTTCAGGAAACGGTTTGACTAAAACAAATTTATAATCTATTTTGTTAAAGGTCAAATTGATAAACGCCAAACAGGCAATCGCTGGTCTCAGACGTGATATAGATCAGGAGGTCGCCTCAGTGGCCAAGGACACTTTCCAGACACTGGAAAGATATACTCCAAAAAGATCTGGTCGTGCTAGATCCAATTGGAGGTTGACGGGATCAAAAGGAGAATTCAGGGCAACCAACAAAACTCCTTACATCGGACGTCTTAACCAAGGCTACTCAAAACAATCACCTCGTGGTATAACACGACCTGCCATTAGGGAAGTTCTAAACAAAAGGAGTTAGAAAATATGTCTTCAACAATGAAGAAAATAAACGAACACTACAGATCAGCGATCGGTGGTGAAATGATGAAAATAAACGTTCCTGAATGGGATATGGATATCTATTGTAGGAAAACCTATCCCTTCAAGGACGAGGCTAGAGTGGTTGAATTACAAGCCAAAGGCAAGACGGTGGAAGCCCTTGTTGAAAGTTTGGTGATCAAATCACTTGACAAAGACGGTAAAAGAATCTTTGCGGATCTGGACAAGACCTCACTGATGCATGAAGCCGATCCTGCCGTTATCACAAAGGTTGCAGGTGCCATCAACAACTTCGAGCAGAGGGTTGATACGGAGGCACTCGCAAAGGAATAAAGACCGGCGGTGATCTGAGGTTCTTCCTTGTTTTGGCCGACAGACTGAAAAAGTCTGTGGCGGAAGTGCTTGAAATGACAACGCTGGAATTAGATCTCTGGGCCGCCCTTTATCAGGTGGAACAGGCTGAAGCAAAACGCAGTGCTATGAAACAAAAGAGGAGTAGATAGATGGCAGACAAGGCCAGGATAGATGTAGATGTAGTTGTTTCGAACCAGAAGAGGATCGCACAACTGGAGAGAAGCCTCGGCAGGGCCAAGACCGCTACACTCGGTCTGGGCTCGGCGGCCAAGATAGCCGCAACGGCATTTGCCGCCATTGGTTTCACAAGGCTGGTAGGCAATGTGGTCAACACCATCAGACAATTCCAAGATCTAAGACAGACACTTATAACCATAGAGGGTGACGCCCAAAAGGCGGCGGAATCTTTTGATCTAATCAGAGAATTCACCGCGGGCACCACTTTCCAATTGGGTGAGGTGACCAATGCGTTCATCACATTCAAGAATGCTGGACTGAACCCAACCGCAGACTTTATGACCAATATTGGTAACATTGCCGCGGGTATGGGAAAACGTATAGATGAAGTGTCCCAGGCAGTGTTCAACGCCACCACAGGTGAATTCGAGATGCTCAAACAGTTGGGTATCAAGGTCAAGACTGAAGGTGACAGGCTCACGGTAAATTTCAGGGGAATTGCCTATGACATAGCCAACGATGGTCAATCAATCATTGATTTCTTGAGTGAGATAGGTAGGGTTAAATTTGCCGGATCTATCGAGAGACAATCACAGACACTGACTGGTGCCATTTCCAACATGAAAGACGAATTCGCCATCTTGGCCAACGAGATTGGCGAGGGTGGATTGACTGACGCACTTACACAAGTGACCAGAGATATCATTTCTCTGACCAAGGAGAACAAACACCTGGCCAGGGAACTGGGTGAGAATCTCGGTAAAGCGATTCTGTTCGTCAGAGACAATTTTGAATTATTGACCAAGGTATTGGCCGCATTGGCATTGGGATCATTGATAGCCAGTTTTGGAAGATTGGCCACAGGCATAACTGCCTTGACCACGGCTATCAAAATAATGACGGTGGCGGCGAGGGCCAACCCAATCATCGCGGGAGCGTCGCTGTTGGCGGCGGGCGTGGTATTGGTCGGAGACAAGTTTGGTTGGTTTGGTGGCAAGACCGACGAGGTCACAGAGGCAACCCACAAAAACACCAAGGCGTTGTTCACCAGCGATGAGGCATACACGCAATTCACTGCCACGGTTGAACAGGCCACACAAACGGTAGATACCAACAGCAAGGCATTGTTCACCAGCAATGATGCTTATAGAATGGCCACCGCAGAGATCGCCACCAACTCGGAGGAGATAAAAAAGAACACCGGATTCAAATACGACAATGCCATAGCCACTGGATCACAGAACAAGGCACAAGAAGATCTAATAAAAAATATGAGGCAGAAATATGAGGAGGTGTTGTTATACAACGAATCTGAACTGGAAGCCAACCTCAGAAAAGAACAAGAAGAGAGGAACCAGCAAGAAGCATCGTTGGCAATAGGGGCCATCAACTACGAGGAATATGAAAAGGCCTTGACCTCCATAGCCTTGAAATATTCCAATCAGAGAGCCCAGATCCAAGCACAAGCATTAGAAAAAGAGAAACAGAGAAGAGACAACAACCTGACCGCGATAAAACAGGGCAATTTCAAAAACCTTGACCTCACCAAAGCCACACAGGAGGAGATGAAGGAGATCGCCGTCACGCAGGGACGTCAGACTCTAGACATATTGGCATCACAGAACAAGAAATTCTTTGAACTGCAGAAGGCGGTCAAGATCGCTGAAGCCATACAGAACACCTACTTGGGTGCCACCAAAGCATTCGCACAGGGCGGTATATTTGGATTCATCACAGGAGCACTGATAGTGGCCGCAGGTATGGCACAGGTCAACGCCATAAGATCACAACAGTATCCTGGTAGGAAATTTGGTGGCCAGGTCATGGCGGGTCAATCATACAGGGTTGGGGAATCTGGCGAAGAGACGTTCACACCCAGTTCCACAGGCATGATTACACCACACAGCCAGTCCGGCGGACGAACAGAGGTCAATGTCAACTTCAACATCAACACAGTGGATGCTTCCAGTTTCGATAACCTATTGGTAGAAAGACGAGACACCATCGTTGGTGTCATAAATCAAGCACTAAATGAAAACGGTCAAAGGAGTCTAGTATAATGAGTGGATCACTTTCAACAAATTATTTCCAAAATGCAACAATTACAAGTGAGACAACCACGAGGATAAGTGAAAGTCTCAGTGGTATAACGTTCAGGAGGGCGGTTGGTGCACAGCACTGGCTGATGACCCTTGGGACCAAACCTTTGGATAGGGCAGAACAGGGAGAACTATTTGCTTTCCTTGCCAAGCAAGAAGGTATGTTTGGCAATTTCACAGTAGTGCCACCCATATATGGATCCACCAGAAGCACCAATGCCACTGGCACACCCACAGTGACACAGACCTATGATGCTGGTTTATCCAGTGTGCGAGCCAACCTAGGTGGCGGCACCCTACACGCGGGTGATTTCATAAAATTTTCAAACCACGACAAGATATACATGTTGACCGCGGATGTCAATCAAGATCTAAGTTCAGAGGACACTTTCGAGTTCACCCCTCGACTGGAACACGAAGTTGACAACACTACCACCATCATCTACAACAATGTGCCGTTCAAGGTCATGCTGATGACTGACCGTTTGACTACAACGACAGCCGTGGATGGCACGAGTGTTATTGAAATACAAGTAGCAGAGGACCATTAATGCCTAGGAATCTTTCGTCAGGATTGATAACATCATTATCAGGCAGGCAAATTCGCGTTGCCGACTTGATCGAGATACACCTGAGCACGCCAATCTATTTCAACACCAGTTTCGTAGATCTCACCTATGACAGTGTTTCAGCACCCGACGCCGGGGCGAACACCTATCTGGCACAAGGTCAATTCATTGGATTGGGCAACGTGCAGGAGACCAAGGACCTCAAGATTGGAACAATGAACATCGCCTTCACGGCAGTGGACTACACCACACTGGGCTATGTGTTGAACAATGAATACATTGACCGGCGGGTGGTTGTATACAGGGCCGTGTTGGATGACAACTATGCCATAGACAGCACCAAGGTTTTCCAATACTTCGACGGCAGGATAAAAGATTTCAACATCAGTGAATCTAAAGAAACTGCCACACTTGCTTTCAACGTTGGCAGTCAGTTCGCTGATTTCGCCAAAATTTCTGGTAGGAGGACCAACAGCGACAGCCAACAGAGATTTTTCAGTGGAGACGTGGGTTTCGAATTCTCACCACAGATACAAACAGACATAAAATGGGGTAGGACGTAATGATAGTGGATGACATCAGGGCAAGGAGAATAGGGGCAAAAGACATCATTCAATTGTTTGCATTGTGTAAGATGTCCTTGTTGGAGAGGGGTGTTGAGAAAATCCGTGATGACATATTGATGACTCAGTTGAAAAACGGTTTGGTCAAGCGTTTCCAAAGTTTTGATTATGGACTGTTCAAGATGAATACCTTGATAGGTTATGTTTTCAGCGATGTGTCCTCGAGGTCACACAATGACAATGGTTCGGCCATAGTTGAAAGTGTGTATTTGTCACCTGAGTTCAGGACCGTGGAAAATTATTGTAAATTACTGCGATGTATGACTGACTTGATGGCAAAACTACAAATCACGGACATAAAAACCACGGACAATTGGACTTTGAGCAATGACTGTGAGATTTTTGAACAGGCAATCAAGATAATGGGCGAGCCAACCACAATGTATAGGATTCTGCCATAATGCCCTTCCATAAGAAATTTTTTGATAAACTAAAAGATTTTGTTGATGATGCCATAGATTTTGTCACTGACACGGTCAAGGCGGTTGTTGACATAGTGGCCGCACCTTTCGCCATGCCTGACATGGGTGGCGGTGATGGCACAGGAGCACAGGTAAATCAACAGATCCTAGGTCCATTGTTGAACAAGGATTCGGGTGTTGGCAACATACCGGTGATCTATGGTCAACGTAGGGTTGGCGGTTATCGTGTGTTCGTTTCGACCAATGGCACGGACAATGAATACCTTTATGTGGCTTTGGCCATCTGTGAGGGACAGGTAGAAGGCATAGACAAGATTTACATCGACGACGAGGAAGTGGCGGTCAGCAGTTACGCCCACGGGGTCGAGGGATCACCAAGTTCTGGTCCGTATCAGGATAGGTTGATCACACAATTCTTCGACGGCAGGGACGACCAGACCGTCTCGTCATTGTTGGACGCGGCACCAGGTTGGGGTTCGAACCATAGATTACGTGGCGTTGCCTACCTAGCGTGTAGATTTAGGTGGAAGAAGATAGAGAACCAAGAGGACGCCGACAACAATCCTTACAGGTCAGGCATACCAAAGATACAGGTGCGGATCAAGGGCAGGAAGATATTCAACGTGCTCACAGGTTACACACAGGATTTTCAAGGCGGTATCACCAATGCCACCAACGCTGGTCCAACTGGGACAACCAACACAGTTGGAAACACTTCCAATTATGCCAGCGGCACCAATGTGACAAGACCACCGCAAGGTCCAGGAGAGGCATACTTGGGCAGTGTTTACCTTACCACAACGGAAGCCAACGCAGTGTTGAAAATAAATTTGGTCAACACCGCCAGTGCCAGGGATAATAGTTCTGGTGATTTGCTCACGGTTGTGTCCCATTATGCCGTGTATAGGACTGATGTTAGTCCAACACAAGAAATCATCAATTCTAACACAGATGGTAGGCCTTATAATTCCGCTACAACAACTGATAGCACGCCGGCCACTGTTTATCTTAACGAAGATGTGGTGTTGCCATCTATTGGCACTTATCAGGTCATGTTCAACTCGTCCGTTGGGCCTTCTGATTGGTTGAAGGCACAGGGACCAAACCCTTGTGGATCGATTTCTTGGTCTGCTGAATTACCGACCACCAGCACTTTGACACACACAACCACTTATGACAATGAAACAGAGGTATACAACAACAACCCGGTCAACGTGTTGATCGACTAT